AGGTTGGGAAGTAGGAGAACCACCACCTGCTCTTAAATCTAAAATATAGGGATTATTTGAATAACTTGTCGAGTAAACCCAAGCTTCAATTGTAAAATCTCCTGTTCCCATTTGAAAATCAGATGATGAAGGAGTAGAAATATAATCTCCACTGCCATCAAAATAAAGCGAACCTGACACCTCAAAGGCTAATGTAAAAGAACTAGAAGAAGAAGTTGCTGTATTCCCGTTAGGGTCTTGCGCTGTGAATACAGCACTAAAACTCCCACCACTCCCTGAGGTCGCAGGTGTAAGAGTAAATTGATTGACGTTAGCACCAGTTCCTTGTGTAATTGTTGCTATTCCAGACGCACTACCAGTAACAGTATGACCATAAGTAATCGTTTCACCTTCAGCGTCTGTGGCTGTCACAGTTATTACAATAGGAGTTCCATCTGTTGCAAAAGTATAAGAGGCATTCCCTGCACTTGAAATAACAGGAGTAGCGTTGCTCAAAGTAGCCACTGTGTACCAACCAGCCGACTGCCGTAGGTATAGTTTATTATTTGCTGATACAAACGCTAAGTCACCGACTGCATTGCCTGTCAAAGCTTGTAAAGCAGTTAAATCAGCAACAACAGTGACACCACCACCAGCATTACTGTCAGTAGCTGATTGACCAGATGCTTGAGTTTGGAAAGCTACCTTATTGTCTGATCCCTTTTTAATAATGACCTTATTAGAACTATCGCCTATCTCTAATTCTGACGCTATTAGCTTTTTTGGGGCATCATTATTATCTAAGACAGATAAGTTATTATTAAGATCTGTAGCCAGCTTACTGCTACCAATAATCAATGGATCACTTCCTGCCCTTTGACTTCTGTCTAAACTTTTGCTCATTCGGTACTCCTATGAAGGTTTCGTAGGCCATGTGACATTGTAAATATCACTGGCATCGGTTATTTCTCTTAACTTCTGTCTGTAAGTTCTCCATGCAGACGCATCACCAGATGCATCTTCAATCTTGTGTATTTGCCAATCAGCCTCTTCAAGAAGAGGTTCTCTTTCTAATCTTAAAACATCCTTTTGCTGATTATCTAAGATTGTTTTGTATTCTGCATCTTGTTCATCTTTAGTCTTACCACCTTCAATATCAGAGTGACGATCTTTAAGAACCCATTTGTAAACCCATTGTTTATCACCATTTTGCTCAACACCATCTCTAATATAAATTTTCTTTATGTCACTTGTTTCTGGAGCATTGACAGGATGAATTAGACTATAACCAAATCCCTCTAAAGCCTCATCTATACCTGTAGAAGGAAAGCTAGTGTTTGCATGTTCTTTTTTAATTTCACTAATTGTTTTTATTGAACCATCTGAGTGTATATATTCCATAATTTTTCCTTATCCAAAAGCTACATAAACATAACGCACACCACTCTTATTAAGTGGCATATTACCTAAAAGACCACTTTCAGGATTTGAATTTGGACTGACATAAACACGAAACGCTCCACCATAAACAGAGCAACTTAAGGGGGGTCTAGGACTTGATTGTCGTCTATTATAATTATCATCCCACATCCAAAAATAAGTATGAGATGCATAGTCTGTCCAATACCAACCTCCAGCTTGACTAACTGGTTTAACTAAAACCATTCGCACATAATTAACATTTAAGTTTGTTTGAATGTCACGCCCATAGGTACTGTTACTGAAAGTTCCATCTCCAGTATAATAACCTACATCAACACGATCTGGATAAGATGCAAAACCTATCCAAACACACGCTTGATCTACTGTGCTATTTACTTCTGGATCTGTTCCAATGTAAACATTTTCATCAGTAGGTGTAGTATTCTGCCAAACTGATGCACTAGAATAACCACTATTTGTAGCACCAGCATTAGTAAGAGTAGTTAAGTAATACTGTGGGTTAGTACTCCCTGCAACCATATCTTTATGATACCATCTCCAATCACTTGCACCACTACCACCACCATATAAACCCTTTACACCCATAAATTCTGGAACTGCACCCAAACTATGCTTGAGAGTTATATTTGATCCTGTCGTTCTATAGGTTTGTATATCACATATTCCTTTCCAACGAGTAAAACTCCAAGCATCAACATTGCTATAATAAGTATTCCACCATCCATAATCAGAACGATGATTAGCAATTCCATTTCGAGTTTGACCTGGAACTTGTGGAAGATTAAACATACTATTATATTTTGGATGACCATTATTAGGACTATCCATAGGAGTACTAAGATCTAAAGTAAGTTCATTTTTTTGTAAAATTCTTGCACCAAATTTAAATCTACCATTTGTTCTATCACAATAAAAACCAAAGTCAGTAGGGTTTTTGCTATTACGACCAAAAGCAGGGACACCAGTACTGGATTGTTGTGAAGCATTATTTTGATAACTAAATACTTCTTTATAATCAGTAGGCTCACCCATAAAAGGCCGTCTGATAGCTGTGTAAATATAATAATGACCACTAGCTGAAATATTATTACCTTGTACTCTAAAGCCATCTGCTTTTACAGAAACCCCCCAATTAGCCTCGCTCCAACCATAATCGTGATTTAAATATACAGGAGCATCATGATCATTTGTATATGGTTCTTCATTTACAAGTCCTGTCTTATGATTAAAAACATACCAATTACTATTACCATCATATCTTTTCATTAATATCCATTGTGGTTCAAACCCAACATTCACATCTAGATAAGACATGCCTTGGCCTGTATAAGTTCCAGAACTTATAAGACTATTTTCATTTTCGTAATCTCCAAAGAAATAAGCTACATAACTACCCCCACTATAATTAATATTCCAATGTGAACCTACTGTTAATGTAGTGGATGTAGGTGCAGTGCTATTCCAATAATTAGTATTTGAAGTGTTTGCATTATCTGCATTTAAATAAAGACCATTAATTGTTGGGTCAGGCAATGACTTATGCCAAACCATCCAGCTTGCGCTTTGATCTAATCTTTTCACCCAAATCATAGAAGGGGTTTGACCAAGATTATGACTTATAGTTCTGCCTGCTGTACCATTTCCTGACCATGTTTGAATGTCAAAAAATTTAGATTTTTTCTGAAAAGTAAAAGCAAGACTATTAGTTCCACTACGATTTACTCTATCATCAGCTCCAAGTGTAAAACCATAATCTAAAAAATGAGTTACATGGTCTGTTTCTGTAGTTTGAGCATAATTCCTATTAGCCATTAATTGACTATTAACTCCCCTGACAGTATCAGTTATAGACCAATCTCGCTGTATTGCTGATTTAATCATTACCATTCCACCATTACCAGATGAAGATAAATCTACTCCTGTTCTTATATTTGTATTAGAAGAACCAGCTCCTTCCCAAAAAGTAACATCAAAGTAATCTTCGACATTATCTCCACCACTAGTTTGATTGATGTAACCACTCGCACCTTGTAATAATTTTTTGTTAGAACTCATTAAGCTAACCCTTGCGCACTCGTAAAGCCATAGATAGTAGTACCACTATCGATTGTATAAAAAGCAAAGATGTCAGTACCACTCGTTGATAAAGTCGGTGCAGTTCCAGCATTCCATTTAACAGCAGAACCCCAAGTAATAGCATGAGAGCCACCATAAGTTACTTTTAGTGTGAAGAAAAACGCAGTACCACTAGGGGGTAGATTAGAAACTACAAAACTTGTAATATTTGCAGAAGTAGTTACAGAAAAGTTATTTCCATTGTGTGCGTCTAAGGTAAGCGTTTGATTGCTATTCGATAAAACACCATTATTGTGATCTTCGTTTATACCACCTTCAGCCGTTAGTTCTCCCGAAAATACTGCACCTGCCAAACCAGCATAAGTTGATGATGCAGATGCTTGAGTGAGGTAAGTAGAAGATGCAGAAGATTGTGTAAGATAAGTGCTAGATGCAGAAGATGTGGTTAAATAACTTGATAATGCACTTTCATTAGCTAAAGGTATCCAACTCCCACCATGTGCAAAATATGCTTTTCCTGTTGCATGGACATGAGCGAACATTCCATGATAAGTTGTAGCTGAAGGTAAATCACCAGTTGTAGCATACATATTGGCAAATAATATTTTACCGGTTGTACTTAAATCGTTTGACCCTAAAGATACGTTTCCTGAAAAAGTTCCACCACTGCTACTCATACCACCTAAATTTGTTAATGCTGTAGACGCAGATGCAACATCATTTAAATTATTATTAGGCTGAAGAACATTGGCTACATTGAAAGGCGCAAATGTAATACTTTCTAAAATGTCATTTGCTGACACTCCAGAGGTAAGCGTGATGGTATTATTATTTGAAAGAGCATAATCAGTTGTTTCTTTCAGCATTATGCCATTTAAAAATACTTGTGTGTAAGCATTTACACTTAATGCAGTTCCAGCATCATCATTGCCATTGAAAACAGTTTGATTATTGGTGGCTGTTTTTGTCCATCGATTTGAAACAGCATTAAGGTAAGTAGTACCATTGATGGTTAAATCACCATTGCTATCTAAGAAAACAGCTTTCCCAGCAGGATAGGTACAAAAAACTTCTTTACTACCAGCACTAAAATTTATTTTAGTTGTATTCCCTGCACTTGTTTGCAGTACTGTATCTCTTGATAAAGTTGTTCCAGATGCTGTGTAAGTTCCAATACCAATTTCAAAAACACCGGCTGAATTATCAAAAATACAATAATAAGTTGTGTTTGTATTCCCTATGTCAGCAAATGATCTAAAACCAGTCACAGCACCAGCAAGAGTAATTGTTCCCTGCCCTGTGCTTGTTGTTGTTTCTTTGACCCTATCTTTAAATATTAGTGCCATTTTTATACCTTATGAAAGTTGAACAGTTAAACTACCTGATGCGACTTGCAAAATATCTCCGACTGCAATTGCTTTGCTTGCTGTTAATGCGCTATGGCATATCATTGTTCCTGAAGTACTAGCCGTATGGATGGAACAGTGTGTAATTGTTCCCCACGCTGATCCTGTGCAAGCTGGAAATGTAACTGTTGCATTTGATGTAGCTGTATTTCCTGATACAGACCCAAAAGTAATTGTTTGTCTTGCGTACCCATTTCCACTAATTTCATTGCCCCCTGCGTCTGTAGGATCGGCTGTATGTAAAGCTAGATACAAGGTTGTAGGTCTAGTTAATGAATTTGAATTAAAAGTATACTGTAATAGATGGGTTTCCCAATCATTACTGAGTGCGTCTGACATATTAATAACTCCTTATTCTAAGTTGAAGATTTGAGGCTGAATGACGAGTGTTATCAGACTCTCCATTGATTGAATTTATAATTCCTTGATAAGTTGCACCCCAAACAGCCATTCTTTCGTCTGCCTGAAGGTAAGGTGATGCCTGAAGTAAAGATCCATACAAATATGCATCTGGTGACATTTGCAAAAGCCAGTTTGATGTGTTGGTATCACTTAGCGTTTCTATTTTTTGATAATACAAAAGTTCCCCTTCATAATTTTGATCTGGGGTGGGGAAAACCTCAATTAGATCACCAACATGAGCGTATGTTGTTGGTCTACCTTTCGAATCATCTGCGTCATCTCTTAATTTTGCAATTTCTTCGGCACTAGTTTGTTTCAATAAAGTTTTACTAGTATCGTTCAAATGGAAACGTACACTTTGTAACCAATCTGTAGGGGTTGCGCTGTACTGCGTTTCTATATTTGCAGTTGCCTTGTTATGCATTTTGTAATGCCTAATTTCTCTATTTAATTGTGTTTCTGCTAGTTTAATAAAATCAGGAATTACAGCCGTTAAATCATCACGATTTAGCCAATCTGCAATGCTTAATTTTAAATTTGCAAAACTATCTAACGCCATTATAAGCCTCGAATAATTAATTTTTTGAAATCAGGATCTTTCAGTTTTTTCTTGCAGTATTCTAAAAATTCTTTACTTCCTAATCTAAGGCCAGTTTCCCTTGCCCATTTTTCTGCAAGAACTAAAGGTATTTCACCTACGTAACGCCATCTTGCAGACCCACTATGTTTAGGTAAGTCACTTGTGTGCAAAGCATGATTTCTTTGTAAAACAGGCTCAATATCTTGAGTTCTGTTTACATAAATTTTACCTTCATCCTCTACAATTTGAGTTTTAATCACCATTTTTTTTCACTTTTATTTTTTTGATTGATTTCTTTTCAGTTATTTCACCCCATCCTTTATCGATAATCATATCAGCCTCTGCTTGAGTGACTTCGATTTCCTCGCCACTGTTGGTAGCACGCCCATTAAAAAATGGGCGCACACCAGTAGTTATTTTGACTTTAACCAACATTAAGATGTTGTTGTGTCAGCTATGACTCCATGTGCTTTTTCAAACGCATAGAATCCAAACTCTGTAGAAATAAGCCTTCTCTCTGAGTGACCATTTCTAGCAAGTTCTTTTTGGGTTAAAGGTTGTAAGGTGCAAAT